GTATTTGCAGGAGGTAGCGCAACTGGCCGTGCTGCATCATTTGGGCTTCAGGTACACAACTTCCCAAGAAAGTGTGCGGGAAACCCGCCATTAATACGGAAAGCTATGGTTCGCGGGCATCAAATTGTTCCCAACCATGGCCGCCGCGTGACTGACGTGCTGAAGGGTATGCTGCGCCCTGCGCTGATGGCCGGCGAAGGCAAGCGCCTTGTTGTTGCCGATTGGGCTGCGATTGAAGCGCGTGTGACGCCGTGGGCGTCCGACAGCGCCTTTGGTGAACGCAAGTTGGCAATCTTTGCCAAAGGCGAAGACGTGTACAAGCACAACGCTATGTCTACCTTCCATGTCGGCTATGATGACGTTGACAAAGACCAGCGCCAAATCGGTAAGGTGCAAGAGTTAGCCTGTGGCTTTGCCGGCGGCGTTGGCGCGTTCGCCAGCATGGGCCGCATCTACGGCTTGCTGATGTCAGAGAGCGACGCAAAGCGCATGGTTGACGCATGGCGCAGGGCTAACCAGTGGGCCGTGCCGTACTGGTCTGGCCTTGAAGAAACTTATATGCGTGCCATGCGGAACAAGGGCCGCGAGTTCACTGTTGGCCGCATCACATATTTATTTGACGGACTGCATCTTTGGTATGCCCTTCCGTCTGGCCGTGTGTTATGTTATCCTTTCGCCCGTTTCAACGAGGAAGGCGACCTGACCTACGCGAAGGCTTCTTGGAAGCCAGCCGCTGACGCGAAGGAGTGGCCAAGGGCGCGGCTATGGCGCGGTTTAGCGTGTGAAAACATCACGCAAGCTGTCGCCAACGACTTGCTGCGCTACGCCTTGCGTCAACTGGACGATGTAGTCTTGCATATCCACGATGAAATCGTTTTGGAAGTGCCGGAAGCAGATGCAGAAGCCGCCGCAGCGCGACTTGTGCAGGTTATGTGTACGCCGCCGCCTTGGGCAACAGGTTTACCCCTGAACGCTGAAGTGGCTATCATGGATCGTTATGGAAAATAAGGAGCAAGCGATGAGTGAGGATCGCACGAAATTCATAGACTATATAGTCGGGTTGGCCGCTGATACAGTGGGCGAAACGGCTTTATTAGTACGTCAGAAGCCCACACGCGGCGAGGACGGCAACCTTATCTACCATGCGGATGGTGCGCCAAAGGCCACGTTTCCTGCGTTCCTGCCTGAGAAGGCCCGCATCAAAGACGATGAGGCATGGTATGTGAATACCGGCTCGTTCGTCGTTGACCGCTTTGTAGACGGCAAGCCGGCTGCAAAGTCCAGCAACGTCGAATATGTTTTGTTCATGATGCTGGATGACATTGGCACAAAGTCCCAAACGCCGCCGCTTGCGCCGACATGGATATTGGAAACCAGCGAAGGTTCGTTCCAGTGGGGCTATGCGTTCAACGAGCAGCCCAACAAAGGCGACTTCTGCGCTGCTGTCAAAGCTATCGCAGACGCGGGCTACACTGATCCGGGCGCGACCAACGCTGTCCGCAACTGTCGCATCCCCGGCAGCGTTAACTTGAAGAGCGGGCGCGGCAAATTCCCCGCGCGGCTGGTCGAGTTCCACCCAGACCGCGAATACACTTTAGAGCAGATTTGTAGTGCGTTAGGCGTTACGCCAGAAGAAGGCGACACAGCGGATTATAAAGCCGTCAAGATACGCGACACTGGAATGGACAACGTCCTGACATGGTTGAGCGAACAGAACCTAGTTCTTAGCACTATCAACACCGACGGCTGGTGCGCCATCGTCTGCCCTAACCATGAGCACCACAGCGATGGCATGATCGAAGCGCGTTACAAGCCGCTGGATCGTTCGTTCTGCTGCTATCATGGGCATTGCCAAGACTTAGGCAGCCGCACGTTCCTTGATTGGGTAGCGACTAACGGCGGCCCGACAGCGACGCCGGGTTTGCGTGACGAACTAATTGCTGAACGGATGGCGTCGATGATGGATAAGATTTCCCCTACGGAAGCCTTCCCTGACGAAGCCGCAGCGCGTGTGCGTGAGGTCGAAAAGAAAGAAGCAGGACGGCTGGAACAAAGCGAGTGGTTTGAGCGTTTCGCTTACATACAGTCTGATGACTGTTACTTCGACATGGTCACACGTCAAGAGATAGCGCGTAACGTCTTTAACGCCCTGTTCCGTCACGTTGACTGTCGCTCCATCCACAAGAAGACGCAGCGTGTGCAGGCGTCCGTCTATTATGACGAGCGCCGGCAGGATCGCGGCGCACCGGCCCTCGCAGCCGTGACGTTTGCCGCTGGCGATGATGCGCTGGTGACGCGCGACGGGTTGGCTTACGGCAACAGGTGGGTCAACGCCCGCCCTGACGTGTCAGGCAGCGACAAGATCGCGGATCACGATGTCGAGCCTTGGCTTGAGCATTGCCGCAACCTGATTACGGATGACAGGGATTTAGACCATATCCTTAACGCTATGGCGTTCAAGATACAGAACCCGCGCGTTAAGATTAACCATGCCATCCTGATTGGCGGCGATGAAGGCGCAGGCAAAGATACTATATTCCAGCCGTTCCTATGGGCGCTTGGCGGCAGTAACTGGCGCAACAGGTCGGTCATCGAAGCTGGCGGATTGGAAAGCCAGTGGGGTTATGCGTTGGAAGCTGAAGTAGTCATCCTGAACGAGTTGAAGGAACCAGAGGCAAGAGAGCGCCGCGCTATGGCTAACAAGCTAAAGCCGCTGATCGCTGCGCCGCCTGCAACGCTGTCGGTCAACCGCAAAGGTATGCACCCTTACGACTTGGTCAACCGCTTGATGGTGCTTGCCTACACGAACGACTCGCTGCCTATCACGCTGCCTACGCAGGATCGTCGGTGGTTCTGCGTCTGGACGCACGCGCCGCGCATGACAACGCCAGCAGCCGACGCGCTGTGGGGCTGGTATGAGACAGGCGGCTATGAAAAGTGCGCCGCTTGGCTGTGGCAGCGCGACGTGTCGCGGTTCAACCCTTCTGCGCCGCCGCCAGTGACCGAATGGAAGCTGAATATGGTCGAGCATGGCATGAGCGCAGCGGAAAGCTATCTGGTAGAGTTGATGCGCCAGCGGACAGGTCTGTTTGCGGATGGTGTCATTGGTGGGCCGTTCCATCGCATCTGTGACTTGCTTGGGCCTTTGTTGCCTGTCGGCATAAAAGTGCCGCCGGCTGCACTGCTGCACGCATTGAAGGAAGCGGGCTGGGTTGACATGGGTCGCATCAATTCAAAGGATTTTATGAACAAAAAGCACATCTTTGCCGCGCCTGAAGTGATCCAGAAATACGGCAAATCTGACTTGCGCCGCATGGCGGAAGTGTTGCCGAACAGTTCTATCATGCCAACGCTAGGCAAGAATTGACATCCCATGTTGTTCGGTGATATAGGGGCATAGTTGGTAATGCTCTACTAACCCTCTTGGTGTCGCTTTGCTGACCCATTTAAGCCGCCGGTGTCTCACTCCACCGGCGGCTTTTCTTTTATTCGTCCCATGCTGCTTCGGCGTCTATGATCAACTCGCATGGCGGGTAGCGCAGGTTGCTGACTTCGATGTCGGTTATCAAGCCTTTGAAGGCGAGATGCTCCATCAGGCGATAGGCCAGGGTTGCTTCGGCGCGTTGGTCGTAATTCTCAAAGGCGTCTATTTCTTCGTCGGTCATGCTGGTTTCCAATCTTCAGGGTAGGGGACTGTTTTAGCGGTGGTCTTGTATAGCCGCCCATTTTCATCGTAATGCTCTGTCACTGTCGATCCGTCATCGTTCAGGACAGCGGCAAGATCGCCAAGCAGGTGCAATGGTCGCCCTGTCTTGGGATCCATTCGATATTTTATTTTGTCAGTCATGGTCACATCCATCTAGTTATGAAGGTTACGCCGCCCACAGTGCGGCATTTGAACGCCTTGCCGTTGCGTATGCCGTATTGCGACACGTTGCGGCTGGTGCGCTTGGCTGCGCCTTTGTCGGTGGCTGGCATAGTGCCAACATCACCGATTTCTAGCGTTCCCATTGGGTAAAACATTGGGCGGCTCACTTGCCTTGTTCCTTTTCTTTGCGGCGCTCTGCCCATGTCTTGCCGTTTAGGTCGCGCAGCGGCCATGCACTGTCGGACGATACGCGATGTTTGCGCCCTAATGGGGCCGCTTGCTGTGGTATTTTAATCATTAGCTTTGTCCCTTATCAAGATAGCGGCCCGTTTCTGGATCGCGCAATATCCCGTTGCGCTTCCAATACAGCAATTCCTTTGCATCGCGTGTCCATGCCGCTTGCCAACGCATCCGCTCTTTGACAGCGTCCTGCAGCAAAAACACAGTGAACAATAATGCGCCTATCAATAGCGCGATCATAATTTCGTAATGGTTCATTTTAGTCATCCAATATGAGGGTTAATAGAAAAAGGGCTGCGCCAGCGACAACCGCGATCATTCGGCTGCATCGTCGCGCAGGGCGTTATTCTCAGCGACTAGCCGGTCATATAGTATCTGCAATTGCTCTAGTTGGTCTTCAACGTCCAACAGAACGCTTAGGCGTTCTGCCAGCACAACAGCCAGTTCGTGATTGCGATCTAATGCCGTGCGGATTAGTTCGCCGTCCGATAGCATCCGTAAATATGTTCGGTCTTGATTAGTCATGGTTCAGTTTCCTTTTGATTATGTGAAACGGGCGATTTTGTCGCGTTGTTCTTCCAAAAACTCCCGCAACGTGTCGAATTCGTAAAAATCGGTTAACTTGATGTCACATATCTGTTCGCTGTCGATCAGGTCGCACAGGTCGAAATAGATTTCTTGCATTGTTGTTCGGTCTTGTTCGGTCATGGTTTAGTTTCCTTTTAACGTAATGATTATTGCGGTTAATGATAGCAACAGCACGGCGGCGAAGCCGGCTGTTGCAAGAAGGTGAAGGGCTGTCATGCGAAGCGCCTTGTCCGAAGGTCAATGAGGTGCAGCGCGATGTGCATTCGCGTCATATATTTGGTTGGGTTGGCTGCGCTTTGCGCCACCCATGATGCGGGCTGCGTGGATAATGCAAAAAGATATATTTGCTTACGTGTCATGGTGTCTCACTCCTGTTGTTGGCACTAGCGCCATCCTCGGCGCGGATTGCTCCGCGCTCCGGTGGTGTTAGGCGTATTGCTCGCCGTTCCAGCGTTGTAGCTTGGCCGGGTCGACTGGGTCGCTGTGGCTGCGTCCGGCTTCGCTGAGGGCATCCGCATCATCGACTGCGCCGATCATGATCCAGCCGTAGCGGCCCGCATAGCGGTAGCTGGTAAGCCCGCGCATAGCGCAGGGCTTGTCCCAGTAATCGGTGACGCGATAGCCATTTATCCGTGTGCGTTTCATGCTGCGAACTCCACAGTTATGATTTCCTTGGCGCGCTCAATGCTGTGGCGGATATATTCTGGCTTCATAAGTTCGACGCCCATACGATCTTGCATCGACAGCAACCAGCCGCCGTAGATGTAAATGCCATTGTTATCGCCAGCAGCGACATCGCGCATATACCAGCTAAAGGTGTGCGCCAGTTCGGCGGCATCAGTCTTGGATATTGTTGTTTCGGTAGTCATCTCACTCACTCCTGTTGGTTGATTAATACCGGCCAGCCATAAAGTCAGCCATTGCCTCGCTGTCGCTGTGGTCGCTGATGACATCCTCATCATTGCCCCAAACCAACCAGATGTTGCCGATAGGTTCGCCGGACATCTGGTCGCGCAGCCGCAGCATATCGCTGTCGGTGCTGCACATGGCTTCTAAGATAGCGCGGCTGTCGGTGCTGCTCTTCAGCGGCCATTCCTCACCATCGTAGACTGAGATAGTCCAGCCGTTCGCCAAGGCATCCTTGACGATCTTACGGGCGATGCGGGCTTCGTGATATGTGGCGTATTGTAGTGCTGTGGTAGTCATGGTTCTCACTCCTGTTGAAAATGGTCTGCGTGACGAGCTGCGCCACGCAGAATAGAATTATGCCAGTTCGGCTTGATAGCCAGCCATGTGATGCTCACTGCTAGGTGCCATCATCGAATAGCTGTTAGCGTCATACATTGCCAAGACTTCGGGCGCGTCAACTGTCGCAAAGTTCGTATGCATCCAGCCGTCGATCAGGCGCGATCTGTCGCGGAAATATACAGCGCCGTCATTGAACTGCGCCCATACGATGCGCTGACCTTCAGCGGTATATTTGCGTCCAGTGTTGAACTCGCCTTGTGATACTATGGAAATGTCGGTCATTGGTTGGTTGCTCCTGTGCTTGTATTGAGCCCTCATTCTACACAATAAGAGGGTATATAAAAGTCACTATTTTGCATCGCCATGTCGATTTCCTGATTTGCAGCAAATTATGTTGCATTTCTGCACTACCCTCTAAAACCGATTTTAAGGGGGTCTACAGCGTCGATATAGTTTGAGGGTAGGTCAGTATGGAAAGAGGTCGAGTCCGAAAAGGTTCTGGTTCTGTTCTGTTTCTGTTCCATTGCTGCAAATGACGTCCAAATGACGTCCGAATGGCAACCGACATTTCGTCGTGCGACGAACCGAAAATGCGTGACCGCTTGGGACGTCATAAGGGACGTCATTATTTAGGGGCAAATGACGTCCGAATTGATGGCGGAATTGCGCGGTTGCTTGTGGCTGGTTGTTATATTGCCATGTTATTTATATACATTCAGGATTTGTAAAAAAGGTATATATATACCCGTGTAGCAACACCGCACTCCATTCGTCGGCGAGTTGGTGTTTTCGAAATCATGACGTCCCTTACTGTATTAACACAGTAACACACCTAGCTGTTTGTTCTCATTGGTTGACGTTAACGTCAAGCGTCTTGGCATGACTTGGATTGTCATGACGTCATGACGTCTGCTGGTGTATTAATACGCTAACACACCTAGCTAGCTAGCAATGTGTTTTTTACTGACACTGTTGTCAGTAACAGGGAAAGGCCAATCCTAAATCTAGCTAGAACATAGCAAGAACGCTATTCGCAGCGTAGCGCAGCGCAATCGCTAGCCGCGCTAGCCGCTGGCAAAAACCAAAATGCGTTTTGTCTTAGGGGGAGGGGGTAGGGCCGACGGTCGGGCCGTTGTCAGTGTCAGGTGTCGCAAACAATTTTTATTTTTTTATTATTTGTAGATGCAAAAAAGCCACCCGCATCAAAGCCTGTTGCGTATCTGCGTCCTTTGGATTATTGTACGCCCAATGACTTTCTACTCACTGCCATTTACACCAGAGCGGGTGCAAGCCACCGAGTCGCGGCTGGAGTCTATCTACGAAGCTGCCCGCTACGGGCTAAAGGGTGACAGCCTAGCTATGGCCGCTGGCATGACACCGCGGCAATTCCGCGTGCTAGCCGACGCTGACCCGCTGGTTGAGATGGCTGAGATCAAGGGCAGGGCTGATGGCGAGATGACAGCGGCCAAGACCATGTACGAAGCGGCACGCGATGGCGACGCTAAGGCTGCACTCGACATACTGAAGCATAACCACGGCTGGGTAGCCAAGCAGCAGATCGACGTAAACATCGACCAACAGATAAGTATCACAGGCGCGCTAGAAAAAGCACAGACGCGCGTCATCGAAGGGCTGTACACAGAACTGCCCCGACTAGAGGACAACACATACCATGCAAACGACGATATACTCAGCCCAAGACGAAATGGAGTTGATGGCAAGGTTGTGGTCACCGACGCTGAAGGATGACCCACTAGCGTTCGTGCTGTACACATTCCCGTGGGGTCAGGCTGGCACGCCGCTGGAACACTTCCCTGGCCCGCGTAAATGGCAGCGTCAGATACTAGCTGACTTGCGCGACCACATCAAAGAGAACAACGGTAAGGTAGACTTCGACACTGCGCGCATGGCGATTGCGTCAGGGCGCGGTATTGGCAAGTCTGCGTTGGTGTCATGGCTAACCATTTGGATGCTATCCAGCAGGATCGGATCGACCACCATCGTGTCGGCAAACTCCGAGGCGCAGTTGCGGTCGGTAACATGGGCAGAAATAACCAAGTGGCTAGCCATGAGCCTAAACAGTCACTGGTTTGAGATAGCCGCCACACGCATCATGCCAGCCAAGTGGCTGACAGAACTGGTCGAGCGTGACCTGAAGAAAGGTACGCGCTACTGGTCCGTCGAAGGCCGGCTGTGGTCCGAAGAGAACCCTGACGCCTACGCTGGTGTCCACAACTTCGACGGTGTGATGCTGATATTCGACGAAGCCAGCGGTATACCTGACAGCATCTGGTCGGTGAGTGACGGCTTCTTCACAGAGAATACGCCGCACCGGTTCCATCTGGCGTTCTCCAACCCGCGGCGCAACACAGGCTATTTCTACGAAACGTTCCACAGCAAGCGGGCGTTCTGGCAAACACGGGTCATCGACGCCCGTGATGTTGAAGGTACAGACAAACACCTGTACCAGCGCATTATTGATGAGTACGGGCCAGACAGCTACCAAGCCAGTGTCGAAGTGTACGGCGCATTCCCATCAGAAGGTGACGATCAGTTCATCGGCAGCAACTTAGTGGATGATGCCATGAAGCGTGCGCCTGTCAAAGACACCAGCGCGCCCATCGTCATAGGTGTGGACCCTGCACGGTTCGGGGCTGACGCCACCGTCATCGCTATACGGCAGGGCCGTGACATCTTGGAACTACGCAGGCACCGCGGCGCGGACACTATGGAAGTGGCAGGCCATGTCATCGACGCTATCGAACAGTTCCAGCCGGCGCTGGTCTGCATCGACGAAGGCGGGCTAGGCGCAGGCGTCGTGGACAGGCTGAAAGAGCAGCGGTACAAGATACGCGGCGTGAACTTCGGCAACAAGGCTAAGAACCAGACGATGTGGGGTAACAAGCGCGCAGAGATGTGGGGTGCCATGCGTGACTGGCTCCGCACAGGTCACATCCCGACAGATAGGTTCCTGAAAACAGACCTCATAAGCCCGCGCACTAAGCCTGACAGCCGGGGGACACTATTCCTAGAAAGCAAGAAAGATATGAAGTCACGCGGGCTGGCCTCGCCAGATGCAGCGGACGCCATAGCGGTCACGTTCGCATTTCCTGTAGCATCTACTGATCCGCGTCTGACACGCGTTGACAAGCATCGCACAAGAGGCTATTCTCCCGCAGGAATATCTACATCGTGGATGGGCAGTTAATGGCTGACAAGAAAAAATCAGTGTCGCTATCCGTTGGCAGAGGCGAGAAACTGCCTGTGTCAAAGGGTGCGGGCCTGACAGCGTCTGGCAGAGCCAAGTATAATGCTGCTACAGGTAGTAACTTAAAGGCGCCTGCGCCCAGCCCGAAAACAAAAGCTGACGCAGGACGCAAAGCGTCATTCTGCGCGCGCATGGGTGCAGTAGCTGCTAAGGCAAAAGACGGCGAGCGTGCCAAAGCTAGTTTGAAAAGGTGGAAATGCCCATGAAACCCGGATTGTATGCAAACATCAACGCAAAAAAAGCCCGCATAGCTGCTGGCTCTGGCGAGAAAATGCGTAAAGCAGGCGACAAAGGTGCGCCTACAGCAAAAGATTTCAAAGACAGCGCCAAAACCGCTAAAAAACCAGCTAAAAAGGGTAAGTAAATGCCAGCCAACAAATTCACTAGAGCGTTGTACAAAACCGGCACTGTAGCATCTGAGAAAGCTGCCATTGCTAACCGCGACCCAGCCCGCAAAGAAGCCGCTAAAGAGATCACAAAACGTGAAGGCACGACAAGCCCCGGCGGCGCTCGCCCAGCACTATTGCGGATGGCCCCACCAAGCAAGCCAGCTAAAGCGCCAGCAGTTAAAATGCCTGCTAAACCGCAGATCATCCGCACTACTACGAACATGAAGCCAACACCAATGGGCAAAAAGCGTTAATCATGCCCCTTAGTAAATCACCCAGCAAAGCTGCGTTCCGCAAGAACATCAAAGCAGAAGTAAGTGCGGGTAAACCTGTGAAACAAGCGGTTGCTATCGCCTACAGCGTGAAGCGTGCCGCCGCCAGCAAAGGCAAGAAATAATTTATGGCCGACCCCACAGGCATTGAAGCGGCAGGCAAAGTCGCCAACGTAGGATCGAACGCGCCTAAGACAACGCGCGACGATCACGATAAGATGGCTACCATGCGTAGCCGTCTTCAGATGGCGCAGGCTGCGTATTCAGACAGCCGTGAGGACGAACTAGACGATCTACGCTTTATGGCCGGCAGCCCTGACAACCAGTGGCAGTGGCCTGCTGACGTGTTGTCAACACGCGGCAGCGTGCAAGGACAGGCTATCAACGCACGTCCATGCCTGACAATTAACAAGCTGCCACAGCACGTCCGTCAGGTAACAAACGAGCAGCGTCAAAACCGACCAAACGGTAAAGTAATACCCGCGGATGACAACGCTGACGTACAGGTAGCAGAGATATTTAATGGTGTGGTGCGCCACATTGAGTATATGTCAGATGCCGACGTTGCGTATGACACAGCCTGCGACAACCAAGTTACTTACGGCGAAGGTTACATCCGCCTGCTGACCGAGTATTGCAACGACGATACATTCGACCAAGACATCAAGATTGGCCGTGTCCGTAACGCATTTAGCGTTTACATGGACCCCACCATTCAAGACCCATGCGGCTCGGATGCTGAATACTGCTTTATCACTGAAGATATACTAAAGTCAGAATACGAGCGTTTGTTCCCTGACGCATCGCCAATCAGCACATTATATAGCCAAGGCGTCGGCGATCAGGGCATTTCGTCGTGGCTACAAGAAGATACAATCCGCATCGCGGAGTATTTTTACAACGTTTACGAGCCTGAAACGCTGCATCTGTACCCAAATAACCAGACTGCCAAGGCTAATTCGCCAGAAGACAAGCAGCTTAAAGAAATGTACGGCAAACCGCTTCGCACACGCAAAGTAGACCGAAAAAAAGTCATGTGGATGAAGACCAATGGCTATGACATTCTTGATGAGCGCGAGTGGTCAGGCAAATATATTCCTGTCGTGCGCGTAATCGGCAACGAATGGGAAGTTGACGGTCAAATATACATCTCTGGGCTTGTGCGTAACGCCAAAGATGCCCAGCGTATGTACAACTACTGGACCAGCCAAGAGGCAGAAATGCTTGCATTGGCGCCTAAAGCGCCATTTATCGGTTACGGCGGCCAGTTCGAAGGTTACGAAAACCAGTGGAAGACTGCAAACACGACCAACTGGCCGTATTTGGAAGTCAATCCAGACGTTACCGACGGCGCTGGAGGCGTTCTCCCGCTGCCTATGCGCGCACAGCCACCTTTACCACAAACAGGTCTGATACAGGCTAAAATGGGCGCTGGCGAGGACATCAAGGCCACAACAGGCCAGTATGATGCGTCATTGGGCGAACAAGGCAACGAACGGTCGGCAAAAGCTATCGTCGCACGCGAAAAACAGGGTGATGTTGGCACGTATCACTACGTTGACAACCTTGCGCGGGCAATTCGCTACATCACACGCCAAATCGTCGATATGATCCCTAAAATCTACGACACACAGCGCATTGCACGCATCATTGGTGCTGATGGCGAAGTCAGCATGGTCAAAATGGACCCGTCGCAGGAAGAACCAGTGCGTGAAGTGCGCGATGCTGAAACCGGCGGGCTAATTGAAAAGATTTACAACCCCGGCGTTGGTACATACGACGTTATGGTCACTACTGGCCCCGGCTACATGACCAAGCGTCAAGAAGCACTTGATGCTATGAGCCAGATTCTGCAATCCAACCCACAACTTTGGGCTGTTGCGGGCGATTTGTTCATTAAGAACATGGATTGGCCCGGCGCGCAGGAAATGGCAGAACGGTTCAAGAAAATCCTTGACCCCAAGGTACTTGCTACCGGCGATGAGTCACCTGAAATGGCCGCAGCGCAGCAGCAAATGGAAGTTATGGCGCAAGAACTCAACCGCATGGTCGATATTATCGAAGGCGTGCAGGCTGACGTTGCGAAACGCGAAGTAGACATCAAGGAATACAAGGCACAGGTAGACGCCTACGATGCAGAAACAAAACGCATCAGCGCCATGCAAGCAGGGATGACAGAAGAGCAAATTCAGGATATTGTCATGGGGACAATTGCTGGCGCATTGGATACAGGTGATTTGATTAGCGGATCACCAGAAATGCGTGAGCAACCTGACATAACCGAAGAAATGCCTCCGCAGCAACCAATGCAAGATATGGGCGGTATGCCTGAGATGCCACCTGAAGGAATGATGGAATGACTATAAGCCTCAAACATACCTTTACGTCTGCCAAAACTGACAGCGCCGACGCAACGCTTGTCCAGCCGTCCAACTGGAATCAAGAACACGTATTGACCGCGGCTGCTGGTAAAGTTCTTGGCCGCGATACGTCAGGCGCCGGCAACGTGCAAGAATTGCCTATTTCCGTAACGTCTGCGGGCAATGTTACTATACCGAACAACTTTGCCGTTACAGGCACTACAGGGCTTACAGGCAATACAACGGTTACTGGCACACTTGGCGTTACTGGCACTACAACAGCTACCAACCTTAACGCTACAGGGACTGTAGGGTTTACCAACGCACTTGCGGTTACGTCTGGCGGTACAGGCGCAGCAACGTTGACAGCTAACAACGTGCTGATTGGTAACGGCACGTCGGCTGTAACTTCCGTCGCACCAAGCACCGCCGGTAACGTCCTGACCAGCAACGGCACATCGTGGGCGTCTACGCCCGCAGCAACTGGAGCGTATACAGAATTCCTAAACCAATCGACGGACGTTACTCTTACTGCCGCAAATGCCGGCAAAATCATTATTGATCCGACAGTTTCAATTATGGTGCAGCTTCCAGACGCGACAACGCTTACGGAAGGCAAAAGTTTTGAGCTTACAAATGCCAGCGACCAGAACAATCTGTTTGTAAAAGGCAACGACGGCACATATCAGGCGTTTGTTGCGGCTGGTCAAACTGTAAATGTCACAGCAGAAAACGTTTCTACCGCTGCTGGCGTGTGGGTTGCCGACAACCCAAGCTACGGATTTAGCAGCCCAGTTTCGTTTGGTTTTACGGGAACGTACAACCAACCAGCTATTAACAGCGCGACTGCGGCCATAAGCGCCACAAAGATGATACGCATTAATTATAGCTCCGCGCAGAGTGGCTTGACCGCCACAATTATTACAAAAAGCGGATCGACTATTACAAGGGGTAGCGAGCAATTTTTGCTTAACTTGGGCCTTACTTTGAGCGGAGTTAACGCACCTCTCAATGTTATTATGACAAGCGCCACGACAGGCATTATTACTACTATTGCGCCTAATACTAGTAGCACAAGTGCCATTTTTCTTTATACATTTTCAGTTAGTGGAAGTGATGTTGTTCAAATTACTGGTCAAGATTCTTTTAGTACAACCGCCGGGTCTAACTCAAAAGGCATTTCGCTTGCCACTCTTTCTGCAACTTCTGTTATCATTACGTATCACTCTTCTGGCTCATACCAAGCTCGAATTTTAACGTTATCATCGGGCTTAATTACTGCTATCGGCGCTTACACCCTGTCGGCTGAGGCATACACCGACAGTAACACTATATATCCACAAGTTGTTGCTTTATCCTCAACACTTGTTGTTACTGGTTATTTTGACCGCGTTTCGGGCGATTTTTACGTAATTGCAGGGACCGTATCGGGAACTACAATTACGTGGGGTACTGCCGTAGTGCAAACTTCGGCTTCGGCTGGTGGAACTTACGCATATGGTATTTCCAGACTTTCTGCGACTGAATTCATCGTATCGCTTGGATACAGCACTACTCTTAGGTCAAATTACGGCAGCGTGAGCGGAACAACTATTACCCTTGGCGCAGTAGACGCATATACTGGCGCGGGAATATATAGCACCATGTCGTACCCAATAAGCAGCACTTCTGCGCTTGTTGTATTTACTGACATCATTACTACCACTTATAAACCAGCGGCGTTTGTATTAACAAAATCTGGCACAGGCTTGACCAGAGGCACTACATATACGCTATCAACAAGCGTAGGAGCATCGCCGACTAACGCTTCGCCATATTCACTAAAAGGTTTTGTTGCGTTTAACGAAATTCAGCAGCCCGCAACCGATCTCTATATGGACTACGCAATCACTACACGCGTCTTTGCCATACCTCTTTCGGTAAGCACAACAGTTGTCACTCCCGGAACCGGAATTCTTGTAACACCTGACAACGTCAGTACTAGTTTTGCTCCTGCAATCTGCACACTATCTAAAACGCGCGCTATTGCTTTTGTATACTTTAATGCCGCTTCTGATGGCTCGGCAAGCTCGCGTCTATATCTGCTTGATACATCTAACGCGCGGCCTGTAGTGCTTGCAACGTCCTCTACTATTAGCACGGCACAAGTTTTCTGCGCGGGGCAGTTGACGGCAACAAGGGCGCTTATTGCTTACGCAACTGGTACAGGCGTGACACCCACTATTAGAACGCTTGATATTACGGGCGATGTGTTTACGTTTAACGCGTCAATTACTGGAACATCGTTTATTGGCCAGCGCCCCGCAATTCGCAAAATTAGCGCAACTAAAGCAATGCTTTTTGTGATAAATACTTCTACTAGCGACGAGCGCATTTATAATATTGCAATTAGCGGCACGACCCTGACTGAAAGCGCGTCATATGTTAACACGGGTAATGATGTAGCACAAACGCAGACAAGCCGCCGCATTTTGTATAACTATGGCGATATAGGGTATTTTTACAAAGTTCAGTCCACCGCTGGAGCTATATTAACGTTTGATGTGTCAGGCGTTAGCCCAACAAGTCCAGTCACAAGTGCTAGTAGCGTTTCTGCCGCCACCCTACCTCAATACACTGCACTCGCCGGCGCGGGCGTTATGATTGCTTTAGGCGCGTACCAAACAGGCGTTACTTCGGCTCTTGTTAACGCAACAGTTGACGGCAACATAAAAAATATAGGGGCGATCAGCGCCGAATTTAACGGCGCGGGAATTACAATGCCGTTTAGTGCAAATTCGGTTATGATTTGCGGAAACAACACAGGTGCTTACGGAAAAGTTACTTTTGCCCCCGCAACTGCTATAACGTCTACAAACAACATAATTCCTAACCAAACGCGAACATTTACATCCACTTTTTCAATGCACGAACCAATTCAAGATTGGGTAGATGGCGATTATTTTGCCCCAAATACCAACAAGATTTTGTTTATGGGTGTAAACCGCGCGAACTTAAATTACGAAATGTATCATGTGTTTGATAAGGGCGCGGCTCAATGACAAGTCTTATTGATAAAAACTCAGTAGTAGCTTTCGGCGACATTGAAGAAACTGCTGACGCGTACATACTAAACGACGCGGTTATCTGGAAATCCATCGTACCTGATGGCGTTTTGATCGACAGCGAACCAGACCATGCGTCTGAAAACGGTTGGATGTATATCGACGGGGTGTTTGTCGAGCAAGAGCCTGTGCCAGCGCCTGTTGACTACGAAGCCGAAGCGCAGAACCGCAAAACCCGTAATACCATGCTGTCCGACTGCGATTGGACGCAGCTTGGCGATGTCAACTTGACTGCCGACTGCAAGGCTGACTTTACCGCTTACCGCCAAGCCTTACGGAGTGTTGATCTTTTCAATCCAGTATGGCCAATTGCGCCTGTTGAAGAATGGACTGACCCATCATGAAATGCGCTGACTTCGTAGGCACACTGTTTCTTGCGCGCGATGTAGCCCATTCGACGCACCTGAACACACGCAGCTTTGCCAAGCACTCTGCTTTGAACACTTTCTATGACGAAGTGATCGAACTGGCTGACAAATTTGCTGAAGCCTACCAAGGCAAATATGGCCTAATCGGCCCTATTTCGCTTATGTCAGCTAAGAAGACAAACAATATTGTTGCGTTTCTTGAAGGTCAGGTAGACGAACTTGAGGAAATGCGGTATAAAGTCGTTGATAAGGATTGCACCCCCTTGCAAAACATTATCGACGAGATTTTTGGGTTGTATTATTCAACCTTGTACAAATTGAAATTTTTGGCTTAGGATAATACATATGGCTGCTACTTTTGTATCTTTGAGTGCTACCGCACAAGTCAAGGTTGGTCTTGGTAAACTGAAGGGTATTTTTGTATCTTCAGGTACCTCGCCAACTGTCGCTGTTTACGACAGCGCAACGGCGTCTACTGCCGATCCAATTATCTTAAACACTTTTACTGGCGCTACTCCCGGACTCTATACGTTTACCGGTGACGATGGCGGCGTAGGTTTTAGCAAGGGTTTGTATGTCGTTCTTGGCGGCACAACACCAAAGGCAAGCATTTTTTACGAGTAAACCTTACTCAGAAAACCGTACTGGTGCGGCACATCAGGAACTCCATAGGAGTTAAACATGGACGAAACAGTCCCCAACGTAGCGGATGCCTCCGCGCCAGAACTCGAAGCCACGGCAGCAATCGAGCCTGTAGAAAACACGACGCCGGAAACGCCTGCTGAACAGGAAGCAAATAAGTCCTTCACACAAGAAGAACTTGACGCAATTGTTGGCAAGCGCCTCGCAAGAGAACAGCGCAAATGGGAGCGCGAACAGGCTCAAAGAGCAGAGGAAGTACAGGCCCGCCAGCAAGCAGGCTATGATATTACCCCTGATCAATTTGAGACATATGAAGATTACGCAGAGGTTTTGGCCGAACGTAAAGCCGAAGAATTGCTTGCAAGGCGGGAAACCGCAAGGCAGCAATCTGAAATGCAGGATGCCTACCATGATCTAGAAGAGGCAGCGCGGGACAGGTATGATGACTTTGAACAAGTCGCATATAATCCCAACCTTCCTATTACGGATTTCATGGCGCAAAGCATCCAAGCGTCAGACGCAGGCCCAGACGTTCTATATTATCTCGGCTCTAATCCGAAAGAAGCTGATCGTATTGCCCGTCTAGCGCCAATTTTGCAGGCA